CTAACGAAGAAGCCGATCAGATCGACGAGATCCTTGATACACCAGAAAAAGCTGCTAACTACAAAGCCAAAGCTCAAAAGTCTTTCAGCAAGAATGTCTGGATAAGCGGAGATAAAGCAGCCCATCAGACAGCGAAAAAGCGTCTTTATGGTTTATCACATCCAAAGGTTGCTGAAGAAATAGAGATTGAAGAAAAGCTGAACATGGACAAAGCTTCAATGGGAACCGTAATCAAGGATTTCCAAAAGTCTGATGCTCCTCAGTTCCAAGGTAAGTCACAGAAGAAGCGCCAAGTGATGGCGATCGCTGCTAAGCTCTCAGCAGAGCGCGGTGGCAAGCCTTTGAACAAAGAAGAGCGTCTTCTTACTAAGCTTGCTGACATTTCAGAAACACATAAGAGAACGATGGTATCGGTCTTTGAGAAACTTAACGAAGATAACCAACGTGAGTTCATGCTAGCATGCGATACAGCAGAAGGCATCGAGCAAATGTTGGACTTCTCTATTCAACACAGAGGTGAATAATGGCTGTTACTATTACATCGAATAAGAAAAATACGTCGGCCGTTATTCACGTTTCTGCTGCTAATACCACGATTAAAGTATCTGGTAATAGCATCACGACAAACGTAGATGCTACTTCTACATGTCTTGCTATCGGTAACGAAGTGCTTAGCGGAGTATACATTACTCAAGCTTTCTTTGGAGTTGATCCGACAGGTTATGCGGTGATCAAGCGCGGCACAACACCGGTTGCAATCTATGATTCAACTGGATATGTCGACTATGCTGGTTCAGGTATGGCTCTCACTGTCGGTCAAACAGCAAACCTTACGGTTGAGTTCGTAGGTACCGCGAATGGCTACGTCTTACTTGAAGTACAAAAAGCTGGCACTCTTCCAACAGAATATCTCGGATAAGGTAAGAACATGAAGCTAATCACAGAAGTCGTCGAAGATCTGAAATGTATCACAGAAGCTCGTGAAGACGGGAAGAAGAACGTATACATCGAAGGTATCTTCTTACAAGGAGGCATTAAGAACCGTAACGGTCGTATGTATCCTGTAGAAACCCTTGAAAAAGAAGTGAATCGTTACGACGAAACTTACATTCAGAAAGGCAGAGCTCTTGGCGAGTTAGGTCATCCTGACGGTCCGTCCATTAACCTCGATCGTGTATCTCACATGATCACTTCTTTGAAGAAAGAGGGCGCCAACTTTGTAGGTCGTGCTAAGTTGATGGATACTCCAATGGGTAACATCGCCAAAGGTCTCATTGGAGAAGGCGTAAAGCTTGGTGTATCTTCCAGAGGTATGGGTTCGTTGAAGCTAAATAGAGAAGGTATCAACGAAGTTCAAGACGATTTCTATTTGGCCACAGCTGCAGATATCGTAGCAGATCCTTCTGCTCCAGATGCATTTGTAAATGGTATTATGGAAGGCGTAGAATGGGTTTGGCAAGATGATCTGTTAGTTGCAAAGAAAAATGCACAGAAGATGTTAGAGCAAACTGTGCAAAATATTGAAAGCGCATCTTTTTCGAAGCAGCTCGATGCTAAAAAGTTTGAAATTTTTGAGAACTTCCTCAATAAAATTTCTAAAATCTAACTTAGAATAAATAAATAAAATCTACAAGGAGTCAAAAATGTCAAATAAAGATACGAGTGAAATCGTTCAAGACGGTATCGATGAATCTGCTGGTTCGGAAACATTGAAGCCGAATCCAACACGCGCAGAGATGCTAGCTACTTTTAGCTCGCTTCTTGCACAATTGAAGGGCGAAGATCTTTCGCACTTCTTTAACGATTCAATCAAGCAATATAGTGCTGATGGCGTTCCTTCGGCGACTGCTCCTGGTGGAGCTCCTGCTATTGGTAAGATGCCAATGCCTACGCTGAACGCAGTGAAGGAAGACATCAACGAAGTATTTGATGGCGAAGATCTTACTGAAGAAGCAAAAGAAAAGTTTTCAACAATCTTCGAATCAGCTGTATCAGCTCGCGTTTCGATCGAAGAAGCTCGTCTCGAAGAAGAATTCGCTACGAAGCTCGACGAAGCAGTAGAAGAAGTAAAAGAAGAGATCACTACAAAAGTCGATCAGTACCTCGACTATGTAGTAGAATCGTGGATGGAAGATAACAAGCTTGCTATCGAATCCACAGTCCGCGCCGATATTGCAGAGAATTTCATGGAAGGCCTCTACAATCTGTTTGCTGAATCATACATCACAGTGCCTGAAGAGAAGCTTGATGTAGTCGGTGAATTGAAGGCACAACTCGAAGAGCTAGAAGCAAAGCTCGACGAGTCTATAAACACGCAATTAGAACTACAGTCAGTCATCGACGAAGCTACAATGGAAGCAACGTTCGACGAAGTGTCTGAAGGTCTTGCTGCTACACAGGTAGAAAAGCTTCGCACACTTGCAGAAGGTATCGAGTTCACAGATAGCGAGTCTTATGCAAAGAAGCTCGACATTCTAAAGGGCAAGTACTTCTCTGAAAAGAAGGAAGTTAATACTGGCGTTATTTCGGAAGAAGCAACAGAAGGTCTTAACGAAGAAACTAAGCCTAAAGCAGTTGGTGAAATGGCAAACTATGTCAGCGCGATTTCGAGAACCAAAAAGTTTTAATTTGATAAATAATAAACAAATCCTAAGGATAAAGGGAGAATAAAATGTTAGCTGAGGAACTAAATAACAAGTGGAAGCCAGTGCTCGAGCACTCGGATCTTCCAGAAATTACAGATTCACACAAGCGCCTTGTCACAGCGACAGTGCTTGAAAACACAGAGCGTGCACTTCGCGAAGCTTCAGGCCAAGGTAGTTCACAACAAATGCTTGGCGAAGGTGACGGTCACGTCAACTCCGTAGGCAGCGGCCAGGTTGCAAACTTCGATCCAGTACTGATTTCACTCGTACGTCGTTCGATGCCAAACCTTATCGCTTATGACGTTTGTGGCGTTCAGCCAATGAACGGCCCAACAGGTCTTATCTTCGCAATGCGTTCGCAGTATGCCAACTCGACAGACGCAACTGTTGCAGAAGCTTTCTACAACGAAGCTAACACTGGTCACGCTTCGCGTCTCGGTGCTGGTCTTAACGCTGCTAACACAGGTGCTGCTTCAGCAACTGCAGTTGGTGCTAACACAGTTGGTACAGCTCCTGACTCGTCAAACAACGCTGGTAACACATACTACAACTACACGATGGGTCTTCTTGTTGGTTCTGCTGAACTTCTTGGCGCTAACAGCTCATACATCTTCCCGGAAATGGGCTTCTCAATCGAGAAGGTAACTGTATCTGCTAAGACACGCGCGCTGAAGGCAGAATACACTCTAGAACTTGCACAAGATCTGAAGGCAATTCACGGTCTTGACGCAGAAGCTGAACTTTCGAACATCCTTTCAGGTGAAATCCTTGCGGAAATCAACCGTGAAGTTGTTCGTTCGATCATCATCACTGCTGAAAAGGGTGCATCTGAAGGAACCACAACTGCTGGTATCTTCGACCTTGATACCGATTCAAACGGTCGTTGGTCAGTTGAAAAGTTCAAGGGCCTTCTGTTCCAAATCGAACGTGAATGCAACAAGATTGCAAAAGAAACACGTCGCGGTAAGGGTAACGTAATCATCTGCTCGTCTGACGTTGCTTCGGCACTTCAAATGGCTGGCGTTCTTGATTACGCTCCTGCGATGAACACATCGTCACTGAACATCGACGACACAGGCAACACATTTGCTGGTGTTATTAACGGTCGCATTAAGGTCTATATCGATCCATATGCTGGCACAAACTTCTTGGTAGTAGGCTACAAGGGTTCGAATCCGTTCGACGCTGGTCTGTTCTATTGCCCATACGTTCCACTACAAATGGTTCGTGCAGTTGATCCAGGTTCATTCCAACCGAAGATCGGCTTCAAGACACGTTACGGAATGGCACCGAATCCATTCGCTAAGGGTACTACAGCTGCTTCGACAACTGCAGTTCTTGAGCAAGATTCGAACAAGTACTACCGTCGCGTTCTTGTTAACAACCTTATGTAATATAAGAGTTGGAACAACCAACCTAAAAACTGGAAGGGGAGTCGAAAGGCTCCCCTTCTTTTTGGCATGTACAATATATAAATAGTGTGTATAATGATCTTATGGCCAAAGGAAAGATATGACTGCTGTAAACGATATTAACAAAAACTTTCTGTCACCTTTAGGCTACAAGTTTACTTTGGCACGTGCACCTGCGCTCAGCTACAATGTACAGAACATTCGTTTTCCTGGTGTGCAAATGAGTAACGGCGAGAGTCCGACTCCGTTCGTTCCGATTCCAGTCACTGGTAAACTTACTTATAGTCCTCTCGATATTACGTTTCGTCTGAACGAAGATATGACAGATTATCTTGAGATCTATAACTGGATGGTGGCTCTGGCATCTCCTGTTAGTTTTGATGCTTATAAAGCTGTACAGAATTCTCAGGCTGGATCTACAGGAACACTCTACTCAGATCTGAACTTACAGATCATGAATAGCAGTATGAACTCGAATATTATGATAACTTTCTATGACGCATTTCCAACCAGTCTCGGAGATATTGAGTTTAATAGTACAGATACCAGTGTCAATTATATAGAATGTAGTGTAGAGTTTAAATATCTAAGGTATGATATTACTAAATTATAGGATTTGTTATGAAAATTGATGACATTTATGCAGAATGGGAAAAGGATTCCCAGATTAATCGCTCTGAGCTCGGCGACGAAGCGCTCAATATTCCAAAGCTCCATCACAAGTATTTCAAGATCTTTACGCATGAGCGTCTGCTGCTTCGTAAACAAGAGGCAGAACTCAAGCAATTGAAGCTCGAGAAGTTGGAGTTCTATACTCTCGGACCGACAGAAGAGTCACACGAAAAAGGTTGGCGCTTGCCACCGCAGGGCAAAATACTGAAATCTGAAGTGAATAACTATATAGAAGCAGACAAGGATATGGTGAATCTATCGCTCAAACTGGGTATTCAGCATGAGAAGATCGATCTCCTTGAATCCATCATCAAGTCTCTCACTGCCCGTGGTTTTAATATCAAGGCTGCGATCGAGTGGGAGCGATTTAAAGTAGGTATTTAATGAGCTCAGTGCATCTTAAATTTATCAATAATGTCCACGTTAAAGTGGAGGCAGAACCATCGACTATCATGGAATTGGCAGACGAGTTCACGTTCTATGCAGAGAATTATAAGTTCCATCCAAAGTATCGAGCGAGAATGTGGGACGGTAAGATTCGTCTGATTAACAATCTGACTGGATATGTATACTCTGGTTTAGCAAGACATATCAAGAAATTTTGCGATGCCCGAAACTATACGTTCTCGTTTGACGAAGAATTATATTATGATGGCGTATCTGAGCACGAACTAAGAGAGTTCATAAATACTCTTGGAATTCCTGAAAAATATGCCACCAGAGACTATCAATTTGATTCGATCTTGAAGTGCATCAGATCAAATCGAAGAACGTTAGTCTCGCCGACTTCTTCTGGTAAATCTTTGATGATCTACATTCTGATGAGATGGTATCAGAAGCATAAGGCTTTGATCATCGTTCCTACCATCGGACTGGTGAATCAGATGGAGAGTGACTTTCGAGATTACGGATATACTGGTAACATACACCTCTCGACTCAAGGTTTGAGTAAGTCGAATAATATCGAATGTGATATGGTCATTACCACGTGGCAGTCACTCAATAATGGTAAGAATAAGATGCCAAAACCATGGTATCAACAATTTGGAGTCGTATTCGGAGATGAAGCACATGGAGCAAAAGCTACCTCGCTTATACAAATTCTTAGTAGCCTTACTGATTGTAAATTTCGCTTTGGGACTACTGGAACCCTTGATGGCACAGCCCTTAACGAGACAACAATCGAAGGTCTCTTCGGTCCAAAATACAAAGCCGTCAGCACAAAAGAGCTCATGGATCAAGGATACGTATCCAAACTCAAAATCAAGTGCATCGTCCTTAAGTATAATGAATCAACTAGCCATGCAGTCAAGGGAAAGACATACCAAGAAGAGATCGATTTCCTCATCAATTGCGATGCTCGGAATAAGTTCATCCGCAACCTCGGACTCTCCTTAAAAGGTAACAAACTTGTTTTCTTTCGAATTGTGGATCATGGCAAAATACTTCGTGATCTGATAACTAAAAGCACAGATCATAATGTGTTTTATATCGATGGCTCTGTTAGCGGTGATGATCGAGAATCGATACGTAAGGCGATTGAAGAAGAAGAAAACGCAATCCTCCTCGCGTCGCTAGGAACGACATCGACTGGAGTAAGTATTAATCGACTGCATCATATGATCGCCGCTTCTCCATCGAAGTCGAAGATCAAGGTTCTTCAGTCAATTGGTCGTATGCTTCGTCAGCATGAATCGAAAGAGCATGCGGTCTTGTATGACATCGTCGACGATCTCTCCTATAAATCCCATCAAAACTTTACTCTCAGACACTTCCTCGAAAGAACGAAGATCTATGACGCCGAACAGTTTGACTATGAAATCTATAACGTGAAGGTTTAATTATGTTGAAAGTAATACATCTCATCAGCTGCGATACTCTTATCGGAGAGGTTGAAGAAAACGAAGACGAATATATTATTACACATCCATTTTTGATGGAAATTGTCGACGACTCAGATCAAGGTTCTGGTGTTCGTATGGATTATTTGTTAGCATTTTCGAAAGATAACTGTGTACATATAAAGAAAAGTGTTGTATTGTATAACTATAATCCTTCAGATAGGATGGAAGAGTATTATGGTCGACTCGTCGAATTCACGGCTAAACGTGACAATGATGTCATTCTAAAGCAAACCCTCGAGAGTATGGATGAGATGGATAGTAGATTGAAATCTCTTCTAACACGAAGACTCGTAGGGAAAAGTACAGTAAATTGAGAAAGTCTAAATGATGATTAAAAAGAAACCGACTACCCACTATATCGACAACAAGTTGTTTTATACCGAGATGGTCAAGTTTTGGAACTCGTGTCAAGAAGCCAAGAAGAACGGCGAGCCTCGGCCTCCAATTCCAGAATATGTGGGTAAGTGCATCATGCTGATCGCACAGCGGTTGTCAACACGACCTAACTTTATCGGATACTCGTATCGAGAAGAAATGGTCGGTGATGGTATTGAAAACTGTCTGACATACATTCATAATTTCAATCCAGAAAAATCTACCAATCCGTTTGCGTATTTTACACAGATCATTTACTATGCATTCCTACGTCGAATTCAGAAAGAAAAGAAGCACACATACATCAAGCACAAAGCTTTTGAGAATAGCATGATCATGAACACTCTCGTAGATATGGCTCCTGAAGATCGAGCACATTACAGCGCAGCCTTTATCAATGTATCAGAGAAACTCAACGAACTTGTAGAAAAGTTTGAAGCAAAGAAACCACCAAAGCCAATCGAAAAGAAGGGCGTAGAGAAATTTATCGAGGACGAAGAAGATGAAGGATAATATTCCAACACTCATTGAACAAATCAGAGAAAACATGTTGAATGAAAAAACACCTGAACACATTCGGTATAACTACATGATTTCAATGGAAGCCATTCGTGACTATGCAGACAAAGCATTACGTGAATATCAAAGTAACAAGAAGAAGATCTTTAAATGAAAATTGCTTTAATTACTGACACCCATTGGGGTGCTCGTGGAGATTCTGCGGCTTTCGCAGAGTATTTTAATAGGTTTTATTATGACTACTTTTTCCCGTATCTTGCTGAACATGGTATTAATCGTATATTTCATCTTGGGGATATTGTTGATAGGCGTAAGTATATCAATTTTGTCACCGCCAGACATCTACGAAGATTCGTCGAGCACTGTGACAGTTCCGGAATACGTCTAGACGTCATCATCGGTAACCATGATACTTCGTTCAAGAACACGAACGAGGTCAACTCTATGAGGGAGCTCTTCGAGCATTCAACTTATGATATCCACTATTATTCTGATCCTACTGCTGTTGACATTGATGGCACCGAAATCGCCGTCCTCCCATGGATCTGCTCAGGCAACTATGAAGAGTCAATGCAATTCATCAACAACACTCAGTCGCAGATCCTTTTTGGGCATCTCGAACTCGCAGGGTTCGAGATGTATAAAGGAGCAGTAAATGATCATGGATTTAGCGCTAGCCTTTTTGATAAGTTTGATGTCGTGTGCAGTGGCCATTTCCATCATAAATCCACACGCGGTAATATCAATTATCTCGGCGCACCC